GATTTTACAGCACCTGGTCTAGCTAAACCTAAAAGTTTTTGAGTTTGTTGTTTTGTTTTATCTATAATACCTACACTTTTTTTTGCGGTATCTCTAGTTAATGGTATAAAGAATGGGTTTTCTCTTAGTATGGCTTTAGCATCATCGGCAGATAATAGTCCAGACTTAACTTGATAGTCTAATAATTCATCTGTAAATGTTTTAAATTTTTGTAAAGATCCAGTAAAGTTAGATTGTCTAGTTAAAGTTTTACCATATTTTTTTCTGTAGGCTACTTTATCTAACTCTGCAAAATCAATTAATTCTTGTCTAGTTGCTTTATCAAAAGGTAAAGTTTTATCTAGATTAGGTTTTCTTTTAGCAATTGCTTGCATTCTTTTAGATGCAACATATCCTAAAAATTCATTTACTTCATTTTTTTTATCAAAAGGTAATAATATTTTATGTAATCCCTCACTCTTACCTTTAATATAACTAGCCATTCTAACGTTTGCATCTGGTGGTAAATACACACCATCTGTTAAAAATGACTGTGCTCTAGTGCCTGAAGCAGCTAGCATTCTTAATTGAAAGTAAGGCTCTAGTATAGGGTCTGTTTTAAATTTATTAGATTTGTATAATTTTTTTAAAGATGCTACATCACCTTTTACACCAGTAAGTTCTTCTTGTAATACTTTTACAAAATCCCACTGGTCTGCTAAATTAGTTCTAACTTTACTAGCAGTTCTAGTTCCAAATTTTATTTCTACATTACCATCAGCTTGATTAGTATTATCAGGTAATTTTTTAGAAAAATCTTTTAGTTTCTCTGTTGGTAATTTTGTATTCTTTGCTAACTTTAAATTAGCAATTTTAGTTGCTGCAAAACCAATACCTGCAGGTACAAAAAATCCTAAACCTGCTGCAGTTAAAGCAACAGTGCCTGTTCTTTTAGGATCTAAAGTTTCTCTTAAATCTAATTCTTTTTCTACTAGTTGGTTTGCTATATCAATAGATCCAAATCCTGCACCTTCTACCCCAGCTATAGTTGCTGAACCTTTTATTAAAGCATCTCTTTTTGCTTTTGCAGATAATTTAGATAATTCTATTGGATTGTTTACAATTTCTGATATAACAGTTTTCTCTACAACTTTTTTACCAGCTTTCTTTTTTACTTGAGACTTTATAACTTCTTGTCCAGCTTTTTTTAATACACCTTTACTTACTATACCACCAGCACCAGCTCCTATTATATTTAATGGATCTAATATTCCTACACCTAAGTTAGCAAAAAATCCTGATGCACCTCTACCACCTTCTTCATAAAAATCAGGTAGTTCTTCCCAGTATCTTGTAAGATAGGATAGTCTAGCTTTTTGATCTTCTGTAAAATTTTTACCTGTTACATATGCAAACTCTTTACCCATTGCAAGGGTATTCGCTTGTTTCCAAGTTCTATCAGATATAAATTTATCTACAGCTTGTTTATCATCATAAACTTGTTTATCTCTATTTTTATAATATTCTTTTGCTACAGAAATTAATTGTTCATTTTTATATATATTATCAAAAGTATATTTTAAAGAACCATCTTCATTACGCTGTATAGGTATAGCATTTTTTATATCTCTATTTACTTGTATTTCATCTGCAGATTTTTCTATCTTTTTAAAATTACCAGATATTCTTTCGTTAACGTCTTCATTGACGTTAAGATCTCCTAATGAAATAGGCTTTGTCATATTACAAACTTGTTATTCCAGTTATTACTTCTAAATATTTTTTAACATCTTCACCAGTATCTTCAAAAATTACACCTGATGGGAACGTATTAACATAATATTCTCTTTCTTCTTGAGTTCCTAATTTAATTAAATGATCACGTAAAGCCTCTTTTTTATCCTTGGTTGTTAAATTTTGTGCACTAAAGGATTCTGAAAAATTTCTAGAAGTGCCACTTTCTAAAACACCTTGAGTAAATGTTCCACTTTCAAGATCTGGTGTACCAAAAATATGAAAATCTGTTTGGTTAATTAACTGCTCATTACCAGCCGATACAGCCCTACCTATATTTACTTTACCATCAGCATCTAAAAATTGAAAAGCATTATCATTTGATGCCTGTCTCAACGCATTATATTTTACTTTATCAATATCTGAAAAATCTGGATTTAATATTTGTTCATTATTTGCGTCAAGTATAAATAAACTTTTTCCAAAATAAGTTTCTGCAACTTTTGAATAATCACTTTCATTAAATAAAAATGTTGGAGATCCACCTAACGTATAATCTCTAAGAGCTGTAGAAGATAATTCTTGTGTCATCTCAGGTTGCTCTTTAGTTTGATCTACTTTTACATCAGTAGTTTTCATAGCAGAATCTTTCTGATCTAAATTTAATTTTGACAAATAATTATTTGCAGTCATGATACCAATTTTACCCTGACCTTTAGTTAATGATCGTACAGAATTTTCAAAGTCACTCATAAAATTTCTTTCTCTAATATTTCTTCTGCTCTGTATAGTGCCATCACCAAAATATGCTTTTTCTAATTTTTTAAGATCTAATTTTTGATTACCTAACATTGTTTGAAAAGTTTTTAAATCATATATACCATTAATATCAGCTATTTCTGCAGCATTTTTATTATTATAATAAGTTTCTATTTGTTTTAATCCTTTTTGATTTTTTCTTTCTTCTTCTCTAAACTGTGGTAATTTATTAGTAAAAAAATCATATTGTACTTGTGATACTAAATCACCTAATTGTTTATCAGCAGCTGCTTTTTTTTCTAATCCCTGTGATAAAAATCCTTTTAAAACTCCTCTTGCAAATGACACTACTCTTGTACCTCCTCATCTTCTGGTTCTGGTTTTGACATTAGTCCTATTTGTTTAACATCTGTTTGTATACTTTTAACAGTTTTTTCAAAATTTTCGTTAGAATCTTTTAATTTAGCTATCTCACTTATTTGTTTATTATTAGTTATATCTTGTAATGATAATTTAATATTTTTAACATTACCTTTCATACCTATAGAAAGTATCATTTTCATAACTGGTTCTGTAATTATAAAAGCAACATCAGGTGTAAATTTACCTTCCATAAATCCAGCAAATAAAATTACTCTACCTAGTGCCTCAACGGGCACACCAGCATCTAGCATACCTAAAACTTGTTCTATAAACTCTTTTCTATGTAATGTTTGCCATATATACTCTGACGCTTCTTCTGCAGTTTCATACAGTGGTGGATGTTCCCAAGGATAATTACCTGGCTTATCTGTTAATGATTGCCCTGGCACTGGGGCATCTAATGGATTATTATTACTTTCTTCGTATTCTTTTTTCATGTTTTCCTTATGCTATATCTTCAAAATATTTTCTTCTTACTAAATATCTGTTAAGTCTATATTCCCAATCACTATTTAATTGTGCAGCATTTTCAGCACCTGGCACTCTCTCAGTTGCCCCAGCAAATCGTGCTTCTTTACCGCCTACCATATAACGACTAAGATTAGGGGGCGATACCATCATTCCACCACTAGTTGCCCCACTGCTACCCATTAAACTAGCACCTAATGCAGTTCCTATTTTTCTACCTGTTGGTCCAGCTACTGATCCACCAATCCAACCAGCTGTTCCAACTAAAGCTACTTTAAATATATCTTTTAATTTCACTATTAACCTCCCGATGACATATTAAATATTTCAAATCCAAATCTACCTATTAATTCATATAATGCATCTTTAGATTGTTGATCTTGTAAATCTAATGCTGTTGATCTTTCTAGTGCAGCCATAGCTAAATTATGATTTCTATTAGCAGCATTTTGTGAAGATGTATTTACCCAAGATGCTTCATCTCTCCACTGTTGCCACGCAGATGCTAAAGCCCAATTAGATATGTTTAATAAATTTTGAGCATTAGTTTGATTAGCTGCGTTTATTGCTGCTGTGTTAGCAGTATTAAGTGCTCTTCTCCAAACTACATTTGATTGATCAATCTCTCTTTGATTTTCTACATTAAACTGATCTCTATTATTTTCTAGTGTTGCGTTAAATTCATTTATGGCTGTTTCTCTTTTTGCATTTGCTTCATTAACGGCAACTAAATTTTGTGCATTTAATGCATCTATTTTATTTTTTTCTGCTGCTGTAAATTTATTCATAGCATCTAATCTAGCAGCATTTTGATCAGAAATTTGTGTTGATAATTTATCGTAAAATTGATTTACTTGATTTTGACTAGTAGCATTAAATTGATAAGCAGCATTAGCAGCAGCTTGGTCTGATAATAAAAATGTTTGTCTAGTGTTTATATTAGATAAATTAGTTTGCTGCCTATTAGATAAATTAGCCATATCCATTTTTAAATATGACTCTGCATTTAAAAGAGCTGCTTGCTGGTTATTAGCTAAATTTTGAAATATCATTTGCCTATATGCATCAGCATCAGCTTTTGCAATAGGTATGGCAGAATTCATTATACCCTCTGCTAATGCTTCAGCAGCCATAGAGCTAGAACTCATACCTCTATTAGCCATTGCAGCTTCTGTGGCTTTTGCAGCACCTCTAGCAAATACTGGTAGAGGATTACCAGATTGTACAGCTTGTGTTATTTGATTTTGTAAACTTTCTAATTGACCTTGAGTAGTTGCAAGTGGTGTTATAGCACCTTGTGCAGCAATCATAGGTTGTGATACTGTGCCTTGTGCAGCAGTAGCAGTTGGTATTGCTCCAGCTACTTGTGCAGCTGTAAATTGTGAAGCAGTTTGTGGTGCAGCAGCAGTTGCAGCAGTACCAGCCACAGCTGTTGGTGTTGCTATAGTTGGTGCTACAGGTGCTGTTGCAGCAGCAGCTTGTAACCCTGGTGTTAAACCAGGAGTTGCCATTAATTCATTTACACCAATATTTTGTAACTGTGGTGATATAGTTGTACCCACAGGTAGACTAGCCTGACCTAACAAACTATCAATTAAAGTTACAGCTTTGGCACTACCTGTTTGTTCTTTTTGTGCAGGTGTTAATGTGCCTTTTTGTAAAACAGTATCTACGGGTGTAGCTGGTGTTGTAGGCGGTGTAGGTGGTGTATTTGTTGTTGTAGTTGTTACCATTATCTCCCCTGTCTATTGTATTTTTTATACATTCTTTTTTCGTCTTTGTTTTTTGATTTTTTGTGTACCCGTGGTCGTTTCTTAGGCTTTGGTCTTTCAACGTACGCCTTAAACTTTTTAGCCATTATGGTTTAGTTGGCCAGGTAGCATTTTCACATTTCTCTACAGTATCTTTACCTGCAGGTAAATCTCTTAATTCTTGTCTGTATGTTTTCATATCGTCTGATAAAGTATTATCAGATAAAGCCAAGTAATCAGTCTCAGCAAGAAGTCTATTTCTCTTAGCTCTAAGATTAGCTAAAGCTCTAGCAGGGGCTGCGTCTGCCCATGCTTGTTCTTCAGCATCTCTAGCTGCTTCTTCTTCAGCTGTAAACTGTACTCTATTACCGTTTATATTATGATATCTTGGCATTGTGTTTTTCTCCTTAATTAATTCCGTATAGGCAAATATCTCCAGCGTCTATAGTGCCCGCAGACATTTTAAATTGAACCCTTGTTAATGCAGTTGTAGTATTAAAATATCCAGCTGAAAAAGTATTTGTTGGGCCATCATCATTAGCAATGCTGGCAGAGGTGCCTAAAAAATGTTTTACAAAAGTTGTATCCGCTGGATTAAATATTCGTAAAATTCCTGAAGCTGCTTGATCATTATCATTACCTATTTGCTGTGATACCCTTTGAAAAGAAGTTCCTTGTGCCTGATCTCCAGATGTAATGTATGAAAGACCAGTAGAACTTCCATCTTCAAAATGATATGCTGTAAAATAAGATGATGTTATAGTTTGGTTATAGTTTGTGTTTGTCCCAGTATCTGCTTGAAATGTTAAAAATACTCCATCATTTGATGGGTGTATATCTTTAAACG